TAGGGGGTGTCGCACACCACGAAGGTGCCGGCGAAGATGACGCCAGCATAGACGACGGCATAGACGACGGCCGCGACCGTGAGGGTTTTGCGGGTGGGTCTCATGCCAGCACCTCTTCAAGGCGCACGAGGACGAGGCGCGCGACGGGCATGCCGTCGCCCCAGAACTCGGACCACGCGGTGCCGTTAGTTGCCTCCGCCAGGTCGAGCGCCTCGTCGGCGTCGACACAGTAGACGTCCCCGGCGATGGGGTCGGTGTAGCCAGAGATGATATCCATTACGCTGCCTTCCTTTCGGGCTTGGTGAACAGGCGGACGATGCCGAACGGCACGCCCGTGTCGCGGTCGAAACAGAAGATGTTGGAGTCCTCCCAGAGGAAGGTGCCGGCCTTGGTGGTGACGTACCAGCGGTGCTTGTGCTGATGCACGCCAAAGCCCAGCCCGAATTGGTGGCTGGCTTGGTTGAGCTTGCGCTTGGTGGTGACGCTGCCGACGGCGCGGCTCGTGGTGTGCCAGTCGCCAGTCTCACCACCGGTGTCGAGCTGGACCACCCTGCGGCCGCTCTCCGGGTAGGTTTTGAGGATGGTGGTGTCGTGGTAGTCGACGACCAGCCAGCCGTTGCTCACGGCCCAGCGGGTCTTGTAGGTGGACAGTTTGTTCCAGGCCATTGCTGGTCTCCGTTGGTTATGGGCGTTGCCGGCAGCACCACCATGGCTGAAAAGCCGCCGAGTCTTGTGTCGGGCGTGGTGGTGCTGACGGCAACGCCCCCCTAGAGGGGGCGATACTCCTTGGTGATGCAGAACGACAGGCAGAGCCGGCCGATCTTGATGAAGCGCAGCCCGCCAACGCGGCGGGTGCTGATGTTGAAAGCGCGCGGTGCTGGCGCGTCGTGATAGCGAATCCTCGGCACCGCGGCGGCCGGCCGATGGGCCGGGTCGTAAGGCACGTAGTCCAGCCATGCCGGCTCGCGCTCGTCGCGCCAGCCAAGGACCAGCACGCCGTCGTCGCTTGTGCGGAAAGCGGTCATGATATGAACGTCCCGACCATGTAGCGCTCGCCATCGCGGCTTACCTTGATCACCACGCCGGAGAAGTAGGAGTCGGAGATGTAGCCGTCCCAGCCAGCCAGCGGGCCGGCATCGGCGTCACGCCCGGGCAGGCACGTGGCGGTAAACTCGGAGTTGTGGTACCACCACCCGCGGTAGCAGAAAAACCCGTCGTAGCCGTCATCCTCGGACAGCCAGTCAAAGCGGTCGGCGAGCACGGCAGCCGGGACATCGGCGCGGTAGGCGAAGTCGCGCCAGTGGTGGTTGGTGGTGATGGTCACGGACATGGATAATTACTCCTCGCAATTGAGATGATGCCGGCGTTGGCGCAGGCATCGGCTTGCGATAGCAAGCAGGTTGGTTTCGCGCTGCGGCCGCCACCGATTTGTGGTGGTAGCGGCCACACAACGAAGCTAACGGCCTAGATGCCGCGCCTTTCGGCGGCGCCGGCAATGGTGGTGAAGCGCTGCGCCATCTGGTACCAGCGGCGCGCCGCGTCCTTATCCTGCCAATTTGAGGCAAGGTGCGCGGACTTTTCGTGGCACACGGTAGCCAATCCAAGGCACACGGCCTCGCAATTAGTGGCGTCAATCAGCGCTTCGAGCGCTTCGTTCAGCTTGTCGACGGTCATTTCAGTCTCCATGTTGTGCCTTATTAGGCGTTTGCGCGCCCTTAATAGGCGCGTGTTATTATCCAATTATCCGAAAAAGCCCAATGAAATCAATCATTGAGGCTAATTATCCAATTATCCATCGGATTTTCGGCAGGGTTGAGGTGTTTATAGAGAGTCGCCAAGCCCGCGATTCAGCGCGGGCTTGGACACTCACTCAAACATGTTCTCTATGTTAAAAAATGCAAATAATAAGGATAATAAGGATACTAATCCGACTGGCGAATTCGGCACCCCAAACACCCCCCTATAGGGGGGTGTTTGGGGTGAATGCCGTTTTGGCAGGCCTCCTTTCTATCCAAACAATTATCCGTGGCGAAAACCGCTGGATATTAACGGCCGGCGAGCCGCGCGATGCGGCTCGAGGCAAAGCGTGACTGGCGCCCGACAAGGTCGTGGCCAGTGTTGTTGCGAACCAGCGATTTGTCGCCGGCGAGAGTCGTTGCGCCGCGACGGATATTATCCGTCCCGTGCGGCAGGCGCGGCTCTTTCGTGCCACGCGCCTTAGGCAGCGTCTGTTCGAACATGCGATCGAGGGCAGTGGTCTGGAGCGACATTGGATAATATCCTTCCTGTTACCGATACACGCAGAGCGTGCATTGGAAACAGGAAGTGAGCCGCGCGGATAATATCCGCGCGGCATCATGCGACAGGAGTAGCGACGACGCTTGTCAGGCGTGTCGCGGTAGCTGGGGCTTGGAAGGAGCTTGTTTCGCTCACCATCGGCAAGAAGCATACCCGTACCTCACAGACGCTCGATTGCGCTTCAGGCTGGTAACACTTGCCGTGTCCCCTCTCGCCTTTACCGTTCTCCTTACGTGGCGCGTCGGTGGTTTCAGGTCCGGCCTTACATCAGCGCGGTTTAGCCACTTCTATCGAGCATTGGCGCTCGAGACACGTTCCGTCTAGGAACGTTAGTGCGAGTTACTGGCCACCTTCGTGGGCCAGAGGTAGCGGTCCGAGTATGCCCATGCCTGTCGACATGGGATCGGGTCCGCCCCTACGCTCTACCGGGCTGGCGAGTTCACGCCCACGGCCTTTCGATACGTGACCCCCGCTATGATCACTAGGGGGCCGTTAGTGCCTGTCTGCATGTCTCCGTTCGTTTGAGTTCACTTCCACTATGGGAATCGGCCTGCTAATGCCCGGGCCCGGGCCACATGGCCAACGCCCCACCCCCGCCCCAGGGGGGTTTAGGGACTTCGCACATAACTCTTGCCAAAAAGCACTGCGCCACATATTACTCACACCCAGTGCTCTCGCTTCGCTCGAACCCTGGTCCCATGCTCAAGACAGAAAGCTTCCAGCTGCGCCTCACCCAGCCCCAGATGCAGCGCCTCACCGAGGTCATGCACGCGACTGGTTTGGGCAAGGCGGAACACATCCGCCGCGCGGTGGATTATTATTTGGCTGGCTGGCGTCCTGCCCCCTCGCAGGCTATGCCGGCCGCGCCAGATGCGCCGGCGCGGGCCGCTCCCGCTGCATCCCCCGTTAGCCAGCAGCCCGTGCCGGTCGTCGCCATCACCACCGACAGCGGCCCCATTCTTAGCAACGACCGGCGACTGCCGAAAATAGCCAGGAGATAGCCCATGCCGAGGAAAAGACCCGTCAAGTCACCTCCGCCGCGCTCCGAGCCGGCCCCTCTTGGTCGGCAAGACTTGGACCCTGCCGATGAGCCGACCATCGGCGAAATCTTCGGCACGCTGCCGGTGCCACCCGCGCCGCAGCCGGGCTTTGCCGTGATGGCCGACGAGCCTGACCAGCTTGCCGATCCAACAGTGACGCCCGATGCCAACCCACTCCGGCATATCGCCCCCAGCCCGCCCTATTTTGACCCGCAACGCGCCCCCGACCCCAACCAGGGCTGGGGCACCAGTCATCCCAACGAACCAAGTCTTGCCCACGAAGATGGCCCCACCCCTCTGCCGCAGCAAGTGGAAGACGACTACCGCCCTGGCGACAACGAGCCACCACCGGCCAACAGGCCGATCGAGCAGGACCCTGAGCCTGAGCCCGAGCAGGCCAGGGACAGCGACCAGCTCAACCGCCAGCGGCGCGCGGTCTACGACGCCCAGCGCCAGCGTGCCGGCGCCAACTTCAGCCCCTCACCCCTTCAAAGTCCGACGGCCCCTCGTCGCGAGAAAGTGGCCGACGACCCGGCGTCTGGCGAGATCATGCCACCAGGAAAAGTCCGCTACGAGAGCCGGATATCGATCGTCGACGCGTTCCGTTATCCCGGCAACCTGACCAACGCGCCGGCCTGGGTCGACAGGAATTGGGTTGGCTTTGGCGACTACGACGCGATTCGCGGCATCGACGAGGGGCCCTGCCTGCGCGTGCCGTCCCCGGCCGACCCCAACGAGGTGGTGCTGGCCAGGATCGGCGACTATGTCTGCCGCCAGAGCGTGCTGCTCGACAACGGCCGCATGCCGGAGCTCAGGACCGAGGTGTGGGCCGCGGAGCAGTTCGAGCGCCTGTTTGTCGGCGTGGCGAAAGGCCAGCCCGGCCAAAACGTCCGCGGCATAACCGGGCCCGGCTCCAACCTGGGGCAAGGCCAGCGCCGCACCAAGCGGGCAGCATGACGGGCGGCCCCGGGGGAGGCAACGAGCACGAGACGGGTGTGCCGCCAATGGTGCACAGCAATATCAACGACAAGTCCCTGCCGGAAGGCAGGATCGATTGGGACTTGCGCGCCGCCAACATACGCGAAAGATTTTACCGGGGAGACACCATGCATCCGAGCACGTTCGGCTATCTCGCTCCGACCGAGGATCAGAAGGCCGTCATGTCGAAAATGCGCGAAGCCGCGTCGGCCTACGCCGACGACATCGAGGAGTTTGTGCCGTCCGGGCCGGATAAAACTTATCTGTTGCGCAAGCTGCGCGAGGTGGCGATGTGGGTTAACGTGGCGCTGACGCGGCAGCCCGACGGCGCGCCGCGCGAGTGATCAAACCGCTTGAGGGATAAGTGCCAAGGGGCCGCTGGCGTCGTGCGCGGCCCGGATACAAAGGGGACTAGCATGAAAACCTTATTGGGCGCAGTGACCCTGTCGCTGCTGGCTTGGGGAGCGGCGCCGGTCAATGCCGCTGGCACGTTTACCATCGTGCCGGGAAAATACTCCTCGCAGGGCGCGCCGAACACCGGCACCAACACCGCTAACAGCTACGCGTCGGACTACCAGGGCAATGTCCCTGCCGGGGCGAGCTTCAGCGTCAACCCGTATGTCAGCGGCGGCAGCTTCGGCGGCCAGTTCAAGTCGCCGTTCGCCAACACCACCGACGAGGACAATTTCTCGTACTTCTCGGTCGGCGGTGGCTTCGACGCGCCGCAGGGCACGGCGACCACGCCGGTGTCGCTGTCCCTGGCCAGCGGCTATGCCAGCGCGGCAACGATCCTGTGGGGGTCCATCGACAGCTACAACAAGCTGGAGTTCCTGCGCGACGGTGACATCGTCGAGACCTTCTTCGGTGCCGACATCGCCAATGCGATCCCGGTGTCCGAGTACAACGGCACCAACTTCGAGAAGGTCGCCGTGGTGCTGTTCAACGGCTTCACCAGTGGCGTCAGCAGCCTGTTGCTCGGCTTCAACGAGGTTCGTTTCTCGTCGACGCAGCAGGCCTTCGAGTTCGGCATTTCCAATGCCTCGCTCACCCCGCTCGGCGCGGTGCCGATCCCGGCCGCGCTGCCATTGTTCGGCACGGCGCTCGGCGGTCTGTTCTTCCTGAAGCGCCGCCAGCGTCGTAACTCCGCGTCCATCTGACCCCAAAGCTTACCCAAGCTTCCGTAGGTTGGACGTGGACAGGGGACGGCCTTTTCAGCCCTACTGAGAGGCCGTCCCCGACCCTTACGAAAGGCAGGGGAGGGTTTCATTGAGGGCGAACGGCCAGTCCGATATCGGGAAGTTGCCTCCCCCCTCCCCGGGACAATAGTTGGGGTCAAGGCGACAAGGCCATGCGGGTGCCACGCGTCGAGCTGCACAGACGTCACAGGATGGGCAGCTCCTTGTTCGTGCAGATCGTGCGTCGACGTATTTGCCTGCCGCGCGGCTACCTGATCGTGCTGACCCGCCTCAGGTCCAGCCGAGCGCGCTGACCCTGGACTGCGGGCGTTTTTCGGCGCGTGGACGGATGCGCTTGGCGATCATGTTGACCAGGCCTGAGTTGATGGCGAGGCAAACATATTGCAGATCGTCGGCAAGGTCGGACCACGGATGTTTCTTCTCAGGCGTTGGCTTGGTCTCGCCCGCCTTGGTTTTGCCAAATCGGTACGCGCCCTGCATCGCCCGCACAAGATTAGGGCACCTGTCCTCGTCGATCAGGATGGCTGGACCGCCGTCACGCTGCTGGAGCAACAATTGCTCGACCGCGTTGATTCGCGGATCGAGGTTGTTGGTCGGAGCTGGGAACGCCGGGATACCCAGTCGGACCAGCACGTCGAACGAGTTTTCTTCTAGGAAATTGCCCTTCGAGACCCCCGAAGGGTCGCCGACGGCAGCGAAGCGGTGACCCATGTAACGGTCGCTGTAAAGTACCGGCTTGAGGTGCCGCGTGACGTGCAGCTCCAGGCCGATGTCCTCGGCGGCGACTTCTTCGAGCACGGCCAGCCGGCCGAACGCGTCGGCCTGGCAGATCAGCGAGCACGGTGACCTGCCGAAATCCTGGCCGATCAGCAGCGGGTAGCCGTTGACCGGGCTGAGCCCTTTCCTGACATGGAATGAACGCTTGAACGAGCCGCGGAAGACGGCGGTGCCGGACGGGTCCTCGCCGTACTGGGCGTTGACGTAGCGCTCGATCCAGTCGGGGTTGTTGCCGCGCGCCAGCCGCTCGTAATAGGTGCGGCCCTGGCTCCGCCTCACGGGATTGTCGGGCGGCAGCTTCAGCGTCTCCGGCGTCTGCAGCAGCCACTCGAGGTTCTCGGCGTCGGGGTCGAGGCCGCCCGGCTGGTGGAACACCGCCCAGTCGGGCGGCCGGTCGTCCTCGAAGGCCTTCCACCAGTCCGAGCCGATGATCGGCGCGTTGGTGTCGCCGATCAGCCCGTACCAGGTGCAGCCGCCTTCTGCAGCGCTGGGGTAGCGGCCGCATCTACCGGCGATCGCCGAGACGAGTCCTGAGTTGATCTCGATCGCCTCACTGAGCCAGGCGCCGGTCAGCTGCATCGACAGCAGCCGCTTCTGGTCGTCCTCCTCCTCGAGCGGGATCAGGAACCACTGGCTGTGCACGTCGCCGAACGAGATCGTCACCAGCTGCTCGGAGACCTTGTAGTCGGCGATCGGGCGCAGCCAGCTCAGTATGTCGAGCAAAATAGTCATCTTTAGCTGCAGCAGCGTCTGCCGCACGATGGCGAAGCGGGTGCGGCGGATGCCGTCCGGGCCTTTTTCCTGCTGGCAGCAGTGCTTGAGCAGGTCGAAGATGCAGCCGGTGGTCTTGCCGGAGCCGACCGGGCCGATAATGAATCGGGCGAACGCCTCGCTCTCGATGAATCGGCCGACGGTCGGCGGCGCGGAGTAGTTTATTTCGGGCATGGGGCCTTCCTGGTCCTGGTCATCAGCACCAGCAGCTTGTCCTCGTGGCTGTCGATGACGTCCATGGTGAAGCCGCGATCGAGCGCCATCAGCTCGACGACTGATGCGTTGGCGGCCCAGATGACGTGGTGGCCCACGAGCTGGTCGGCATCGTAGCGGCTCATGGCGCCGGCCTCGAAGCCCAGCGCAAAGGCGTGGACGGCCTCGGCGCTCTCGAGCGCGACGACGATCATCGTGTCGGCGGTGATCATGGTTTGGGCCTTCCGCGCAGCGCCTGGGCGGCGACCGCCTCGACGACCCTCAGGTCCTGCGGTGTCAGCTTGCTGTGGTCGAGCGGCGCCTTGAACTGGAAGGCTTTGTGAATGCCGTCGACGATGACGAGGCCGCGCGTCACGCCGTCGTATTGCTCGATATTGATGACGTCGACGCTCATTCGCCGACCTCACGCGGGAAGTCGACGGGCCACTCGTCGGTGGGAGCCGGCGGCTCAGGCTCGTACTTGGTCAGGAACAGCGGCGTATGCTCGCCCATCCACGCCCCCAATGTGTTGAAATTGAAGAACTCCTGCGCCTCGTCTTCGTCCATGCCGTCGCGGTCCATCAGGATTTTGATGCACTTCTCGGCGTCGTAGACCACCAGCGGGTTCTGCGAGCAGCGTTCGGCAATGCCGACAATGGCGTCCTCGAAACCGTCGGCCAGCAGTGCCTCCTCGTTGTAGGTGGCGATCCAGGCGCGCAGCTGCTCGTGGTCGACGGGCGCCTCCCGCTTCTCAAAAATCGGTGGGTTCTCGATCCTGACTTTCACTCGATGTCCTCCAGCACGGGTTCTCTGGTTGCCGTCAGCGTGATCGTCGGACGATCCTGCGACGTGGTGATGTTGATGGTGACGCCGTTGCCGCCACCGCTGCCGAACTTGTCCTGCGACCCGTCCAGCTCGCCGAGCCGGGCCAGGAACTTGCCGGCCTCGACCCGCTGGGTCAGCGGTATCGATTCATCGCCGATCTCGCGGATGTAAATTTCCAGCATTGCCTCGAGCCCGGTTGCCGCCTTCGCCTTGACGCGATCACGTGTATTCGCCGCACTCTGCCACTCCCGCGTCATCGACGCCAGCATGTCTTGGAATTTCGGGTTGACGCAGATGCGCTGCCACTCGGCGTCGTCGAGCTTGTGGATGGCCAGCACCTGCTCGGTGGGGAAAATATCCATGGCGATCTCGCGCGCCAAGCTTGCGAGGTCTACGGCGAATACGGTGGTCTCGGTTGTCATTTGCCTGCTCCTGGCGTAACTGTCGCAAACTCCGGGGAAATTTGAATATGCCTGTTCTTCGGGTCGTGTCACCCGACTCACTGATCCAGGACGAAGCCCGCGTCAACGCGGAGAGGGTTGCTGCTGAGGATAGACAGCGCGACGAATCCCGCATTTCCACCTCCCTGGTGGCGTTTATCGACAATCAATTCAACACCATGGTGCGCCACCGGGATGGGTCTTCCGGCTGGTCCGACCGGCTGGTGACGGCGCTCAGGACTTTCAACGGCCAGTACGATTCGCAGAAGATGCAGGAGATCAAGCGCTTCGGCGGCTCCGAAATCTATGCCCGCCTGACCGCCACCAAGTGCCGCGGCGCCACCAGCTTGCTGCGCGACGTCTACCTCAACGCCGATAAGCCGTGGGGCCTGCAGGCGACGCCCGACCCGACGCTGCCCGAAGACATGATGGAAGCCATCAACCAGCTGATCGAAGCCGAGAAGGCGACGATGCAGCAGGTCGGCATGCAGTTCGACGACGCTGAATTCCGCCAGCGCACGCTGTCGCTGATCCAGGCGGGCAAGCGCGCCGCGGTAAAGCGGGCCAGGACGGAGGCCGACCAGGCGTTCGCCAAGCTCGATGATATCCTGGTCGAGGGCCAGTTCTACGAGGCGCTCGCCGCGATCCTGGTCGACCTACCGCTGTTCCCGTTCGCCTGCCTCAAGGGCCCGGTGGTGCGGATCGTGCCGCAGGTCACCTGGGTCAATGGCCGCGCCCAGGTCGTCAACAAGCCGCAGATGTTCTGGAATCGCTGCTCGCCGTTCGACGTGTGGTGGACACCGGGCGTTTCCGACATTCGCGACGCCGCGGTGATCGAGCGCACGCGGGTGGTGCGCTCCGATCTCAACCAGCTGCTCGATCTGCCCGGCTACAACTCCGACGCCATCCGCGAAGTGCTGAAATGGTACGGCCAGTCCGGCTACGTCGAGGGCCAGGCCTCGACCTCCGAGACGCCGCGCGCCGCCATGGAGTCGCGCGAAGACCCGCGCATGAACCAGTCCGGCACCATCGACATGCTGGAGTACCACGGCTACGTGCAGGGCTCGATGCTGCTCGACCATGGCTTCGGCAAGGACAAGATACCGGACCCGGAGCGCGACTACTTCGTCGACGCCTACAAGATCGGCCGCTACATCATCAAGGTGCAGCTCAGCCCGTCGCTGAGGAAGCGGCCGCCCTACTACGTGACGTCGTTCGAGAAGGTGCCGGGCACCGTCGTCGGCAACGCCCTGCCGGACATCCTGGCCGACATCCAGGATGCCACCAATGCCGCGCTACGTTCTCTCGTCAACAACATGTCGATTGCGTCTGGACCACAGGTCGTCATCAACGACGACCGCATCGCCGACAACGAGAACGGCGACGACCTATACCCCTGGAAGCGATGGCACACCGTCACTGATCCCCTTGGGAACAATAACCAGGAACCTGTTAGATTCTTTCAGCCCAACTCCAATGCGCAAGAGCTACTCGGGGTCTACGAGAAATTCACCCAGATCGCTGACGAGCTTTCATCGATCCCCCGCTACATCACCGGGTCCGAACGGACGGGTGGCGCGGGTCGCACTGCTAGCGGCCTTGCTATGCTCATGGGCAACGCCGCCAAAATCCTCCAGACGGTCGCCGCCAACATCGACAACGACATGATCGAGCCGGCGGTCACCGAGCTCTACGACCTGATCATGCTGACCGACACCACCGGCATGCTGCGCGGCGACGAATCCATTGTCGTGCTCGGCGTCAACGTCGCCATGCAGCGCGAGACGCAGCGCCAGCGCCAGCTCGAGTTCCTGCAGATCACCGCCAATCCGATCGACATGCAGATCACCGGCATTCGCGGCCGCGCCACCGTGCTGCGCTCGGTGTCGGAAGGCATCGGCCTGCCGGGCGACGACATCGTGCCGCCTGACGAGGAGATCGAGGCGCAGATGGCACAAGGCGGCTCCGGGGCTCCACCCCCCGGTGGCCCGGGTGCGCCGGGCGGACCAGGTGCTCCACCGGTTCCTCCCGGAGGACCCGCGGCTGCACCAGGCGCACCCGGTGCGCCACAGGGGCCGCAGACCAACGTTGTCGGCCCGATGGGCGCCAAGCCTGGACCGACCGGACCGAAAATGCCAAACCCAGCGCAAGGACCAGTGTGATGCCTATAGGATCGGGACGACCGCTTACCGCCGACCAGCGCAAGATAGCTGGGAGTGTTAAGAAGCTTGAGCGGGCCAGCGGTGGCAAGACCAACGTGACGCGCCATCGACGCGATGAGTTGGTTTCAAACATGGATGACGATCTTGAGCGCCGCACGGACCGCAACAACTTCGAGAAGCTGGTTGCGAAGTCCGGTGGCCTTGGTGGGTCTATCCGCGAGTACGCGAAAGGCGGCGCAGTCCGCAAATAGGAGGAACCAAATGGCAGTCGAGAAGAAGTCCACCGGCAAGAACAAGTCGTTCAAAAGCCTGGACGCCGGCAAGTTCAAAGTCGGCGGCGGCAAGTCCGGCGGCATGCACAGTTTCGCCGGCGCCGGCGCGCAGAAGCCGGGCGTCACCGCGACCACCTCGAACAAGGGCAAGGGCGCGCCGTTCGCCAAGGGCGGACCGTCGGGCAAGATGGCCAAGTTCGAGGGCGTCAAGCCGGTCAAGAAGGCCTGAGCCATGGCTAGCGGATTCACGCGCCCCAACGAGCGCCTGAGCAACAGCACGGTCAAGAAGCTGGCTGGCGGCATCCGCCCACCCGGCATGGGCGGCGCCATGACTACCGACTACGCCAAGACGGGCAAGAACATCGTCCAGGCGGCGTCCGGCTCCAAGGTCAAGAAGACCTGATGGCTGCCGACAACAGTGGCCTGGTGCGCGCGGCGATGATGCTGCGCGGCGAGGCGCCGGCGGCGTGGGTCGGATTCGTCGGCGCGTTCGAGGAATACGCCGCGGCGGTGAATCGCGAGTTGCTGAAGTGCGACCCGGCACTGCTGCAGCGCGGCCAGGGCATGGCCCTGATGGCGCACGAGCTCGCCACCGTGCTGGCCGACGCGCCGCAGCTCTACGACAAGATGACCCGACCGCAGGGGAGACCAGATGGCCGACGAACCGAACGTCCAACCTTCACCTAGCCAGCACGAGGCAAAGCTACCGGAGCAGCTGCGCCGGCAGATGGCCGAGGCCGATCAGCTGCGCGCTGACATCAAGCTCCTGAGCGAGCCTGAGCGCCCGCCCGAGGGCACGCCCCAGCCGGTTGGTTCCGAGACCCCTCCGCCGGCTGGGGATGTGCCGCAGGAGAGCTGGGAGCAGCGGGCCCGCTCGATGGCCGGCCGCCTCGAGCAGGCCAACAGGGCCAACCAGGCGCTGAGCGAGCGGCTGCAGGCGATGGAGAAGACCGTCACCACGCTGCAGACCAGGCCGCAGGCGGAGCCAACCAAGAGCTACGGCAAGCCGAAGCTGGTCACCGAGGATGAGGAGCGGGACTATGGTTCCGACCCTGCAGGTGGTGGGCAAGCGTGCCAAGGAGGAGTTCGCGCCGGAATTCGACGAGCTGGCCGATCGGCTGAAGCGACTCGAGGGCCGCCTCGAGGGTGTCGGCCAGGTCATCGAGAAGACCCAGGTCAACGACATCTACGGCTCGCTGAAGGAGCGCGTGCCCAACTGGCGCGACATCAACCGCTCCGCCGAGTTCAAGCAGTGGCTGGCGCACCCCGACCCGTACAGTGGCCGCAAGCGCCACGATATGCTTACAGAGGCGTTCGCTGGACACGACAGCGGCCGTGTCGTAAGGTTTTTCCAGGGATTTTTGACTGAGGCTACCGGCCTCCCGCAAGGAACCCAGGCATCGACACCCTCAGCGCCCCAGCCAGCTGGCAGCGAGAGGCCGACCCTGGAGGACTTCGCGGCACCCGGTAGAGCCAGATCGGCGCCGCAAGGTAACCTGCCGCCCGACAAGCCCATGTACACCGCTGCCTGGATTGCGCAGTTCACGCAAGACAAGCTCCGTGGCGTGTATCGTGGCCGTGAGGCAGACGCAGACGCCATCGAACGCGACATCTACGTGGCTCAGCATGAAGGGCGTATCCATTAATCGCTAGCGCGAGGGATTCGCCATGGCCTACTCAACAACCGGCGGCTTTGCTGTAGCAGGCGCCGGCACCACTCCGCCCATTTACCCGACCGGCGCGCTGACCCCGACGCCGGCCTATTCCGGGACCTTCATCCCGGTTTTGTGGTCGACCAAGCTGATCGAGAAGTTCTATGCGTCGACCGTGCTCGCCGCGATCTCGAACACCGACTACGAGGGTGAGATCAAGAACAAGGGCGACACCGTCGTCATCCGCACCAAGCCCAAGATCACCATCAAGAACTACCTCGCGGACGGCCTGCTCGAGATCGAGCGCCCGGCCTCGAACATCGTCGAGCTGAAGATCGACAAGGGCAAATACTTCAACGTCATCCTCGACGACGTCTTCGAAATCCAGTCCGACCTCAACATGATGAACATGTGGTCGGACGACGCCGCCCAGCAGTTCAAGATCGTGGTCGATACCGACGCCCTCAAGGGGCTGCTCGGCCAGGCCGCGGCGGGCAACAAGGGTGCTGCAGCTGGCGCCATCTCCGGTGCTACGGCCACGCCCCCCGGCCCTGGCGTTAATCTGGGCGTCACCGGCACGCCGATCCAGATCGTCGCGCGCAACCCGGCCGGGACCGCCGGCAAGGTCGAGATCATCGATCTTCTGGTCAGGCTCGGCCAGGTGCTCGACGAGCAGAACGTCCCGGAGACCGGGCGCTGGGTCGTCATCCCGGCGTGGATCGCCTCGCAGATCAAGATGTCCGAGCTGCGCGACGCCTCGCTCACCGGCGACTCCGTGTCGATCCTGCGCAACGGCCGGCTCGGCATGGTCGACCGCTTCACGATCTACGTCTCCAACCTGCTCCCTGGCGGCACCGCTGCCGGCCTGGCAGCTGGCGAGTGGGCGATCTTTGCGGGCACGCAGCACGCGCTGACGTTCGCTTCGCAGATCAACAAGGTCGAGACGCTGCGCTCCGAGCTGACGTTCGGACAGCTGCTTCGCGGCCTGCAGGTTTATGGCATGAAGGTGCTCGACGGCACTGCTCTCGCGCAGGCTATCGTCACCCAGGGCTAACCACTGTTAAAACGCACCGGACGTTGGAGCGTCCGGTGCGGGAGGTTAGCCAATGCCAGAAGCACTTGGAACGGTCGGGCAGTACCTCGAGGAATCGCGGCGCCTGCTGCAGGACGAATTCACGCCCTACAGATATGCCGACGACGACCTGGTCGATGCGCTGAATATCGGATTGCTGGAGGCGCGGCGGCTGCGTGCCGACCTGTTCCTGCCGCTGTTCGACATCCCCTGGTTCGACCCAGCGCCGGGGGCACTGGCCACCACCAAGACCAAGCCGGTGACGATGGACCCGATGTACCGGCAATCGTTGGTGTATTACATCGTCGGCCGCGCCCAGTTGCGCGACGACGAGTCCACGACCGACGCCCGCGCGGCGTCGCTGATGACGAAATTCACGGCCCAGCTGCTAACCATCACATCGTGAGGACCCGATGGGCGAGACACCGGAAGACAATGACGAGGAAGACGCCCAGGCCCTAGGCTGCACAGCTCGCCTCGAAATCCGCTGGGCCGGAAAGATGAGCGACGAAGAGAGGATCGGCGTCGCCAATTGGCTGCGTGGCCAGGCGAATGCGCTGATCACCGAGGGTGAAAATTACGCGGCGATGTTCACGGCGTCGCTGGACCCGGAGGACTGAGTGAGCACCGTCTGCGGCCCCGTCGATCGTCTGCTTCAGACCCTGAAGGTCGATGTGCCCGGGGCCACCGACGGCGTCATTTCGCTGCACTTGTTCAACGCCGTCGACGAGTTCCTGCGGCGCACCTCCGCCTGGCGCTACGAGCAGGACATCGATCTCAACCTCGACATGCTGGATTACGCGCTGGCGCTGCCGCCGGACGCGGCGATCGTCCGGTTCATGTCGGTCATGCACAACAGCGTGCCGGTCGCCAACGCGCAGTCGGAAGCAGCGGTCGTCAACTCGCTCGGCCGTCTCATGCCCGAGCAGACCTTCCCGGACGGCGACGCCTCGTTCGCGCCGGTCGAGCACGATATCGGGCTCGACCATCGTTTCACCTACGCTGTCTACCGGCCCGACTATGTGACGATCACCGGTGTCGACAGCAACACCATCCAGTACCCGCTCAAGCTGGTCGTGGCGCTGTCGATCTCCAGGGGCTGCCTGGAGAAGGATTGCGGCGACTGGCAGCTCGAGGAGTGGATGTTTGATATGTACTTCCAGGACTGGCTGGATGGCGCCAAGCAGCGGCTCTACGGCATGCCGGCCAAGCCCTGGTCCAACAAGGAGCTGATGATCTTCCACGGCAAGCGCTTCCGCGTTGCCATGGGGTCCCGCAAGCAGGAGGCGATCAGGGGGTTCGTTCACGATATGCCGGTTTGGCGATTCCCGAGGGGGTGGTGAATGCCCAACGGGATTTATGACCGCGCACGCTACGACCTGCTGACGGCCAGCCTCAACTGGCTGACGGTCAGCCTGAAGCTTACCGCGTGGGTCGGAACGCCGCAGTTCTTCCCGACCGACACGACCATCGGCGCCATCAAGGCACGCGGCGCGGTGGCGGTCGGCGAGTCGCTGCCCATCAACTCGAACACCGTGGCCGTGGCAGGCTACGCGCAGACCAACCCGGTGCTAATACCCACAGTGCCGGTCGGGCCTGACGTGACGTGGTTCACCATGTCCAAGGTCAACATCGTCGCGGACAACAGCCTGCCGCTGCTCCACCTTGATGACGTTTATGGACTGCCGTTTACGCCGAACGGGCTCGACATGCTGGTGATGCCGGACTGGGTGTATCAACGCGGTTGGTATCGGCCATGACGCACCCGATCATGCCCGCGGGCTACAACAGCTGGTTCAACAACGGCGACGAGGTCGACGGCGGCGGCGTCAACGAGGCGGTGTGGCCGGTGCTGTTCGACACGTTCGAAAGCCACCCGGCGGTGATCGTCACCGAGCAGATGTTGGACGCGTTCGATAGCTGCCCCGACGTTACGATCTCGTGTGTGAACGACACCATAGCCCTTCGACATGAGCCGGAAACAGTTATGATCATGGGGTTCAGATGACTGGTCCGCTGAAAACGATGAGCAAGACCGCCATCGAGCGGCGGCGTGTCTACCTCGACTATTCATGCTGGCTCGCAGAGGGAGAGGTGCTGTCGGACTTTGAGGTAGCGGTCAGCCCGTACACGGCAGCTGCGCCGATCTCAGTCGACACGGTTTACCCCAACGACGATCAGACCAAGCTCATGATGTTTGTCGGCGGCGGTGTCGCCAATGCCATGTACACGCTGTCGGTGGTGATCAGGACCGACGCGGGGCAGGTCAAGCAGGACAATTTCGGACTACGTATATCGCCGCCTGTGCATGGCACTAGCGGCACTAGCGGCGGCGTTGTGTACGGAGTGCCAGGCCCGCCCGGCCCACCCGGCCCACCGTCCTTCCCCGATGTGCTCGACAACCAGAACTACGTCCGCACGCTAGGCAATTGGGTGCTGGGTTACACCAAGGGGGCGATAGACACGCTGCTCAACACCAAGACCCCGCGGCCCGCCGAGACGCGCAACCGCGTCGTCAACCCGGCGATGCAGATCAGTCAGGAGAACGGCTTTGATGTCGCCGTAAGCAATGGGGCCTATCCCGCCGACCAGTGGCTGTTTTCCTGCACTACCGGCGGCGTGCCGACAGCCTTCTCTCGCGCAACCGATGGCCCGGAAAAGTATATCCGCGTCAACGCGGGAAACACCATCGACACGGCCATCGCGGCGGCCGACACCGTCCTGCTGACGCAGCGCATCGAGGGCATCAACACTGCCGATTTTCTGTGGGGGACCGCCAATGCCAAGCCCGTCGTGCTGCGCTTCACAGCACGTGTTCAGGTAATCACCAGCCTCGTCATTGGTGTATCGCTGCGGGGGCCTGCCGGAGCCCGATCTTTCGTCAAGAACATCACGCTGACCTCCGCATGGCAGGATTTCGTGATCCCGATCCCCGGTGACACGCTTGGCACTTGGCCGGTCGACACTTCCTACTCCACTATACTGACCTTCACGGGCATGGCCGGTTCCACTTGGAACGGTGGCACCGATGGCGTGTGGACCGGCACCAACAGCATAGCCGCTCCCGGCAACGGCAACATCATGGCTGCCGTGCAGTCCTGCATGGACATAAAGAATGTCGGTCTCTACCTCGACCCCAACAACACCGGCCTTGCACCGCCGTGGCAGCTGCCCGACGAGGCCGAGGAATTGCGGGCATGCAGGCGTTATTACGCGGTCTACAACTACACCCACATCGTGATGGCTGTAGCCAATGCTGCTAGTCAGAACATCTTCGGCGGAGTCCAGTACCAGACGGCGATGCGGGCTGTGCCTGCCGTCACCAACAGCAATGTGACTTACAGCAATGGCTCAGGCTGGGCGTGGAACTCGCTGGGTCTTGACGGCGCTAGAGGGTTCTTCCCGTCGGTTGCTGCTGGTCCGGCCTACGCCACCATGACCAACGTCATCGTCAACGCGAGACTGTGAACCATGTATGTCTCTTGTGTCTACGCACCGCCGCCGCTCATCGAGGGCGACCCTCAGATGGTCGTTTGCACCGACGAGAACGGCGTCGAGTGGCACCTGACCGAGGACAGCCAGGTCGGCGACTGGCTGCGATACGTCGAGGATGGCGGCACCGTGCTGCCCAATCAGGTAGCCTGACATGACGATGACGCTGCTCTTCGCCAACAACGCCTCGTCGCGACTCTTCATGACCGTGAGCGCAGTCGACACGTCGATCCGCGTCGAGGCGGGGCACGGCGTCAGGTTCCCGCAGCCCGCCGGCGACGGCTCGGACAGCTTCACCGTCACGGTCGAAGACCGCCGCACCGGGCAGGTCGAGATCATGACGTGCACCTCCCGCAGCGGCGACATCATGACCGTGGTGCGCGCCCAGGAGGGGACTACCGCGCAGGCGTTCGCGCAGTACGCGTCGGTGTCCAACCGCCTGACCGCGGCGACCATGGACGCCCTCATGCACGCCGGCGGGCAGGGTCCGCAAGGACCGACAGGAGCGACTGGCCCCGCCGGTCCGCAAGGGGCGAAGGGCGATACTGGCGCCGACAGCACCGTGCCAGGACCGGCCGGTCCGCAGGGCGACGTTGGTCCGCAGGGGACGCAGGGCGACCAGGGCGACGTCGGACCGCAGGGGCCTATCGGCAACACAGGGCCTGTCGGGCCGCAGGGGCCGCAGGGGGAGTTGGGCCCGGTCGGCCCTACCGGTCCAGTGCCGGAAGCCCCGAACGACGGCAAGCTCTACGCCCGCAAGCAGACCGGTGGTGTCGGCGCGTGGGACGACCTGACGGACGACCTCGCCGCCAAGGTCAACAAGGCCGGCGACACCATGACCGGCCCGCTTACGCTGTCACCGACGGGTTGGTCGCAGTTGACGCTGAACAAGGCGGCGTCGGGCGGCTACAACCTCCTCATCGGGTCGACCGCCGGTTCGATGCGCTGGCAGATACAACTTGGCAACGTCGTCGCTGAGACGGGTTCCGGCAACGTCGGCTCCGACTTTGCCCTGTGGCGCTGCACCGACGCGGGCGCTGCGCTGGACAACGTGATTTATGTCCCCCGTGCTACCGGCATCGTAAACATGCCGCTCGGCATTCAGGCAGGCACCACCGCCAAGCAGTCCACCGCCCTGATCTCGGCTATCGGCAGCGGCAACAACATCGAGTTCGGCCACGCCAACCCGGGCGGCTACCGCAGCAATCTCGGCAGCGACTTTACCGGCGGCATTCCGTGGCTGATCTTCAGCGGTGAGGCCGGGACCACCATCAACACTTACCGCACGCGCGGCATCAAGGCGTCGATCTTCAAATCTGACCTCGCTGGTGGCTTCCAGTGGGGTAACGTCGCTAACATCAACGCCGACAATCAGGCTTTCGACAGCCAGATGACGCTGTCGAACGCGGGGGCGCTCAACGTTACCGGCGGCATCACCACCAATGGTGCGACCGTAATGGTCAATGGGACGACCAGCGTCGCCCTCAACCTGAACAAGGGGGCGTCCGGCAGCTACGCTGGTATTTATGGCTACAAGGCGATGTCGCTGCGTTGGGTCATGTATCTCGGCGACACCGTTGCCGAGAGCGGTGCCAACGCCGGATCAGACTTCAAGATTTTCCGCTACAGCGACACCGCGACACTTCTTGGCACGGCTATGACCATCAACCGTGATGATGGTTTAGTGACTATCGGCGGCGCTCTTCAGGTCAACGGCGGCACTATCAACGGCAGCTCGGCCGTCCTGTACCTTGGGCCGAGCGGTAGCGCGGGGACCAACGTGCTGATCTACCCCGCTGGCACTGCCAACAACACCGGCCGCATCACCATCCAGCCGACGGGCTGCGCGTTCGGCGCAAACGTCGACGTCCCCACCGGCTTAATGGAGGTCGGCACTGCTACCGGTGTGGGCAACGGTCAGAGGTTAAATGGTGTCAGTGGTGGATCCGTCTTCAACCGATCCATCAGCACCGTTGCGACGCAGATAGTCTTTACGAACCCCGGCGGCAATGCGGGTGTCATCACCACCACCAACCTGACCACCAATTACGGCGGTACTTCCGACGAGAACCTCAAGGAACTCAACGCCGAGATGGACCCGGCCGAGGCCATCCGCATCATTCGCGCCGACCCGGTCCTGTCGTTCAAATGGAAGGCGACCGGCGACGAGGCCATCGGCTGGTTCGCGCAGAAATCCTACGCCGTCGACGAAGACCTCGCGATGCCGCCCGAGATCAAGGAGGGCGAAGCCGTCGCCAAGCCCGGCGAGGACGGCTACGTGCCGTGGAGCATCGACTACGGCAGGCGCACGCCGTACCTGTGGGCGGCGCTGACCAACGTGCTCGACCGGCTCGAGGCGCTGGAAGCCAAGCTGTCGATCACCGACCCCAAGCCGCCAAGGAAAAAAGCAGCATGAACCCGCAGGACATTCTCAACCAGAACATCAGACTGCTGATCGGCGACCTGCAGGTCCAGCTGATGATTTCCAACGCCAGGATTCAGGAGCTCGAGGCGCAGCTCGCCGGCCTCGCACCCGGCACGAACGAAGCCCCGATCCCCGAGGTCTCCAAGCCGAACGGCAAGCACGCCGCTACGGAGGGCTAAATGAACGCCATCGTCGAACCCATGGGGCAGCCGGCGCTCGGGGCGGCGAAAGTCGGCAATCTCTACGCGGACCTGCAGTCGCGCACGCTGTGGCTGGGCGTCGATCCGCTCGTCGACGAGACTGGCTCGGTGTTGATCTCCGACATGCTGAGCTCGCTGGCGGCGATCGAGGACGGCATCGAGGAATCCAAGGCCTACACCGATAGCAAGTTGCTGCTCTACGCTCCCAAGGCCAGCCCGGTCTTCACTGGGTTCCCAACGGCGCCTACTCCCGACATAAGTTCTAACAGCGCAGTTTTGGCGACGACGGCGTTCGTCAAGGCGGCGATCGCCGCCAATACCGCCAACACGCTGAATATCGGCTCGATCATCATGTACTCGGGCCTGGTCAACACTATCGGGGTCGGTATTTGGGCCAACTGGCGCCTGTGCGATGGCGGTGGCGGCACGCCCGACCTGCGTGATCGCTTCGTCGTCGGCGCCGGCAACCTCGCTA